CCCACCACCATGCCCCTGTGGGACACACTCACCGGCCGGAAGGCGACCACCGAAGCCGACCAGTACCGCAACGAGATCGAGATCCTCCGCGAGTCCGTCGCCGACCTCGAGCTCGCGATGGACGACGCCGGGTGGCGGTCCCTCACCGCCGGCATGGACGAGGAGTTCTCCCGCGCCGGCCTGACCACCATCGCCCGCAACGCCCGCGTGTTCGCGATCGCCAACCCCCTCATCAAGCGGGGCCTGGCCGTCAGGCAGGCCTACGTGTTCGGGCAGGGCGTGGAGATCGCGGCCAGGGCGAACGGGCAGGAGGACGGCCAGCAGGACGTGAACGCCGTCATCCGCGCCTGGTGGCAGGACGAAGGGAACCAGGCGGCCGTGACCGGCAGCCAGGCCCAGGAGACCCTGGAGCGGGCCATCGGCACGGACGGCAACGTGTTCATCGCCTGCTTCACCAGCCCCCGCACGGGGTACGTGCAGATGCGCACCATCCTGTTCGACGAGGTCACGGACATCGTCACGAACCCCGAGGACGCGTCCGAGCCCTGGTTCTACAAGCGCGAGTGGTCCAGCCGCGGCCTGAACGAGCAGGGTCGCCTGGTCGACACGCGCCGCACCGAGTACTACCCGGCGCTCAGGTACCGGCCCGCCCGCCGCATCAAGTTCCTCGACGGCCACCCCGTCAACTGGGACAGCCCCGTCTACCACGTGCGGGTCGGCGGCCTGGCGGGCTGGAAGTTCGGCATCGGTGACGCCTACTCGGCACTCACGTGGGCGCGCGCCTACCGGGACTTCCTGGCCGACTGGGCGACCCTCGTGAAGTCCCTGTCGCAGTTCGCGTGGCGGGCCACCACGAAGGGCAGCAAGTCGCGGCGCCTGCGCCAGGCACTGTCCCGCCGGCCCGCCGGCCAGGCCCCGGCCGGGAACGACACGAACGCCGGCGCGACCGCGGTCATGGACCCGGAGGTCACGCTGGAGGCGATCCCGAAGACGGGCGCCACCATCGACTCCGAGTCCGGCCGGCCCCTGGCCACCATGGTGGCCGCCGCCCTCGACATACCGGTCACCACCCTCATGTCCGACCCCGGCCAGACAGGGGCCAGGGCGGTCGCTGAGACCCTGAACCTTCCGATGCGGCTGGCCATGCAGGCCCGCCAGGCTGTGTGGACGGCCGCCTACACGGCAATCGCCCGCTACGTGATTACGCAGGCCGTCCGCGCACCCCAGGGCCCCCTGGCGGGGTCGGTACGCCGCGACCCACTCACCGGGGCGGAGACGCTCGCCCTCGCTGGGGACACGAACGGGGACGACGACACGATCGAGGTCGTGTGGCCGGGACTGGACGAGACCCCGGCCGAGACGATCGTGGAAGCGATCTCGAAGGCCGACAGCACTGGCAAGATGCCGCCCGTCCAGACCCTGAAGCTGCTGCTCGCGGCGCTCGGCGTGCGGGACGCGGACGACATCGTCGCGGCCGCGACCGATGAGGACGGCAACTGGATCGACCCCACCGCGACGGCGGGGTCTGAGGCGGTCCGGGCGTGGCGTGAGGGCCGCGGCGCCGCTGGCGCCCCCTACACCGACCAGTAGGCGGGGGCCACGGTGGCTATCGGCCGGGGCGTCCTCGACATCGAGCAGGACCTGAACGACTTCCTGCGTGGCGTGGAGGACGCGCACACTCGCGCACTGGTGGCCTCGTGGGTGCTGGCCTGGGACCAGGTCGCCGCCGAGGTCGACGCCGCCGCGCTCGCACTCGCGCTGGCCGCGGACGGGGACACGATCAGCCCCTCCATGATCGGCCGGTCTGCACGCATGCAGGCCGCCCTCGAGGCCGTGTCCGGGTCGCTCGACCAGCTCGCCCTGGAGGCGGCGGACGGCGCTACGGGCCGCCTGCGGGTGGCAGTCGATGAGGCGATCGCCGCCGAGCAGGCCATGATCACGGCCCAGCTGCCCCCACGGGCGGCCGGCGGCGTACTCAGTACGACTCTGCACGCTGCCAGCAGCGTGCAGGTCACGGCCATGGTGCAGCGCGTCAGCGGGCAGATCACGTCCCGGCACCGGGAGATCAGCCCGGCAGCGACGGCCGCGATCCGCCGGGAATTGGCCCGCGGTATCGCGGTGGGCGACAACCCGCGCACCGCGGCCAGGAGGATGGTCCGCGGCATCGAGGACCAGTTCAACGGTGGCCTGACCAGGGCGATGACGATCGCCCGAACCGAGATGCTGGACGCGGCCCGCGAGGCCTCCCACGTCGTGGACCAGGCCAACAGGTCGACGCTCGCCGGCTGGGTGTGGGAAGCACACCTGGACCCCTCCACCTGCCGGTCCTGCATTGCGATGCACGGCACCCTGCACCCGGTTGATGAGCCTGGCCCGTATGACCACCCGAACGGGCGGTGTGCGCGGGTGCCGAAGACGAAGACGTGGGCCGAGCTCGGGTTCGAGGGCATCGACGAGCCACGGGACCTGCAGTCGGATGCGGACGCCTGGTTTGAGGGGCTGTCGGAGGAGCAGCAGCGGCGGATCCTCGGCGGGCGCGGCTACGAGCAGTGGCGGTCAGGGAACTGGCCCCGCGAGCAGTGGTCCCAGCGGCGCACCGCGGACGGTTGGCGTGACAGCCACGTGCCCGCGAGGGCACCGGGTAGGGGCTCCGGTGGGGGTTCGGGCGGGCGGCCACCCACTGGGCCGCTGCGCGGGGCACCGGCCGGGGACGACGGACCGCTCGGAGAGCGCATCCTCATGCCAGGTGCCGAGCGGGCGGGCGTCGTGTACCGACCAGACGGGCTGCTCGTTGCGCAGCACGAGCTGGATACGGCGAACCGCCTGGCTGCGGTCGGCCTGGACATCACGTTCAATCCACTCGACTTCACACGCGGCGCCCGGAACCCGGACGTCACCATTGGCGGGTTCGCCTGGGAGATCAAGAGCCCGCAGGGCGCGGGACGGCACACGATCTCACGGCAGCTCGCTCGAGGACGACACCAGGCCGATCGGCTGATCCTCGACACCGCCCGCACGCCACTGGCCGATCCTGACATTCTCGACGAGCTTCGGCGTCGACTCATCGGACAGCGTTCGTTCCTCGAGGCGATCCACGTCGCGAAAGACGGGACCGTGACATGGCTGACCCACCGCGGTACAGTGTGAGGAGAAGGCGGCAGGCAGTGCACCACTCATTCGCACAGCTGAGCCGCCTTCGCTCTTGGCCCCGTTGAGCATCGCTCCGGGGCCTTACCCATGCCCCGCGCGTCAGGTCTGCTCTGGGGCCCACTCGCCGCGCGTCGACCAGCCCGGCGCCAGGTACAGGACCGCGCCACACCACCGGCACTCATGCTCCATGCCCGCCCCGTGCGGCTTGATCTCCACGCGACGCAGCACGAAGTCATGCCCCGGGCACTCCCCCGGCCCGCCCTCGTCGTTCGCGTCATCCATACCCACAGGCCCCACCCAACCACCCCTAGGAGGTGCCGCGCATGACCGGGACACTGATCCGCGAGAGCACCACCCTCGCGGGCCCCGCCGCCGGCGGCAACATGCTCATCCAGCTCATCACTCCCGGCGTCGGCTCGTCCGGCGTGTACACGCCCCAGGTCCTGCAGGCCGCAGCCGAAAGCAAGGTCTTCCCGGCGGGCACGCTCATGTTCAGCGACCACCCCGGGGAGACCGAGAACTACGACCGGCCCGAACGATCCATCCGCGACGTCGCCGGCGTGCTCACCGAGGACGCCCGCTGGGACGGGACCGCACTGGTCGCCGAAGCCAAGACGTACAGCCCCTGGACGCAGGTCCTCACCGAGATGCACGACGCCATCGGCGTCTCCATCCGCGCCCAGGCCACCCTCGGGGAGGCCGACGAGTCCGGGCGCCGCGTCGTGGAGTCCCTCGACCAGGGCATCAGCGTCGACTTCGTGACCCAGGCCGGTAGGGGCGGCCGCGTCCGCGAAGTGTACGAGTCCGCGCGCCGCACCTCGCCCCTCATCGTCCGCGAAACCCAGCCCGTCACCGAGGCGACCGCCGATCAGCGGCGCGAGGAGCTCGCCGACCTGCTGAAGGCCAGGTACGGGGCTGGGAACAACCTGTTCGTGTACGTCGTCGATCACGACGACACCACCGTCTGGTTCGAGATCGACACCGGACCCGACCAGGGCACCTGGCAGCAGGCCTACGCCACCACCGGTGAGAACGCCACCAGCCTGACCGGCACCCCCACCCAGGTCCGCCGCGTCACCACATTCGTCCCCGTCACCCCGGCGGGGCAGCCCCACACCACCGAGTCCGAGGAGGACACCATGCCCCAGATCGAGGAGAGCCGACTGGCTCAGCTCGAAGAGGCTGACCGCCGGGTGCCCGTGCTCGAAACCGAGCGCGACACCCTCATCACCGAGCGGGACACCGCCCGCCAGTCCGTCAGCGAAGCCCACCAGGAGGCGGACCGG